GAACCATCATATAGGTATACACCGAACTTGTTAACCCAGCACACACCAAACTCTGTCTTGGTAGAGGCATAAGGATGTTCAATCCCTACCAAGTCCTTAATATCCTCAACATACCAGTTGGATGGTGACGGAGAAGCTATATTAATGATATAGAGCTTCCGGTTCTTAAAGGCTAGTAATCGGTCTGAGAACTCTTCCAGCTTGGTAAACTCCTCAGCATCGCCCTTTACCACATCAATGAAGTAGCTTCTGGGAAACGTATCAAACTTTCCGATAGGCGTGTACATAATCCGATCACGCATCTGAACAGTCTCACTGTCCTCGTTTACTGTCTTGACGTTTGCCACAAAGGCACGCCTGTTAGCCACTATGGCAGTTTTAAAGCCTTCACCAGTACCGGAAATAGTTAATTGTTCATTAGCGTCTTTATTAGCCGGGAAGCTATTAAGAATTTCATAAGTCTCAAGAGCTGGGGAAGGAACGATGACTCTATCCACTTTCATGTTAATACCAGAGTCCACTACCCACGAAGCATATTCACCGCTTAGACTTCCCCTGACGCCATCTCGAAGGCTAATGTCCAACAGCAAAGCCCACGGATCAGAGGTGGTATTTATTCTAGTATAAATACGAGCACCGGATATCCTTGGATTAAAAGAACCTGCGGAATTAGCATCAGTTAAAGCGGCTCTTACATCTATATCAAGAGAATCCAGTGATGTGGCGTCAAAAGTATTGTTAGATGATGGTATGAAAAGGAATGATTCCTGATGGCCATCATATATAAAACTTGCGGCAATCTGATATGTCTCACTTGCCCATGTACCGGCTGGAGATGTGGGACTTTCAATATTTAGTTTGAACCCAGCCCCAGCTTCAGGATAATTTGAAGCGTGTATGTCACATTCCGTAGGTGGGGATAGAGTATTATTATCATCGTGCCAGTCGTCAAAACCGTAAAATGTCAGAGATACATTATCAAGGTTGAATGCGGCATTGGTTGACGAGCCTGTAATTCCTATAGTAAAAGCACCAGCCGAACCTGACTTGGTCTTGTAATATATACTTGTCGTAGCGTCTGACATGGTCAAATCTGTTGAAGTAGCGGCATGGGCTGTTGTGATAGAAGCCTGTAAAGTCGCCGAACTACCAAGATTTAATCCTGACATTGTATATGTAAACTTGTAAATGGCGTTGGGAATGGTCTCACCTATAGTCATATCAGCCACTGCCTGAACTAAAGTGGCGGGGCTTGCATGGTGAGCATAGCTTGCATCTGTTGCATCCAGAGTCCACCCATTACCTCCTGTCCAATTAGAACTAAAATTGCCCGTACTGGCTAGGTGTTCCATTGAGCCGGAGATGTCCTGAAAGGGACGACGATTGATGTAACCGTACCACTTATTCTGGATACTGGAACCGAATGCGGCGTCTGAGACCCTAAGAGCTTCATCGGCGAAATAAAATACACCCTGTGTCAATCTGGTAATTGTAACATCACCAGCTTCATTATCCCTATCAGTAAGCACACCGCTATGATCCAAGGTCAATACAAGTGCGGAGACAGTTCTTACACGCAGACCGTTGAAATTATTGTCGGTTACACTGGTACAACCTGCAATGCCTATAATATCACCTTTTCTAAACCCCTGAGTTATAAAATTAACTGAACCGGCATCTGCTGTAATAGTGTCATAACCATCAGCATTGCCAGCAAAAGCCAGTTCATTTGTATTGAAAGTTCCCGAGTGGGATGCTGTACCCATGTTAAATACCCCAGATCGAAAAGCATCACTACCAAGATCATACAGATCAACTTCCCCGTTTTTAGAGTCAACAATCCCTAACCAGTTCTCACCAGTATCTAGAGCCCTAGGGCCAACCTCATGATCAGACTCAAAAACAAAGGCGCCATAGCCGGGACAGATATGTCCGGCTGTACCACTGGGAACATCAGTATGTGCGGTATCGCCACCCATGGGACGTATAGATTTCCTATCTTCCAGTATAATATTCTCTACGTCAGACATCTCGTTCTCACCAATGTCACGTGGATCGAGGGCTGAGTTTAATCCACCGGAGAAATCATTAATGTTGTAAAACGCTTTAGGCATGCATCGCCCTCTTTACCCAGCCATAATAATATTTTTCCAGCTCTGGTCTTGTAATGGCCAGTCTGGCATATTCCATAATACGGTAAGCTCTTAATCTCTCAGGTTCTAGCCTAGCGGTGGCCTTAATAGTATTAGGGCCTACCTTACCGTCTATTTTTATTTTATCTTTATTTTTCCCATTGCAGGCACGCTGAAGTATCCTTCCCGATTTGGTAATTCCCTGATTGACAACCATATCAAAATACTGCCCTTGTAGCCTATCAGGGAGTCGTTCAACCTTTGCGGGTATCCAATAATCCTTTTTGTACAACTCAACAGCGTCATCTACTGTAAGGTTTTTAATATCCACATTTGGATATGCCTTTTTAGAAATACCGTACTTGGTCTCCCCGCCGGGGTCTACAGGGTCGTTTACATAACCACCTTCACGCTCAACAACCTTTTTTATTTCCTGATAAAACGGCATTATTTTTTCTTCATTACCTTTACGCCCATTAACACCTTTTTTGCAGATGCCCAAATTAAATCGTCCATTTTGCTTGGAGACATGGCAACCACCTTGTCTATCACTAGAATACCTATTGCCACGTATTCCCAGTTTTGCATTACAAAGTCCATTATAGACCTCCCATTTTTTACTTAAATAATATCCAATCTGACGCATTGAAACTAGGGTCGTCCTCTGTTTGCTCCTCCTTTGGTGTAACTACCACATCACCACTATTAAACCCGTTACATCCCTTAAATAAGATAGCCACCAGAGAGAACACAAAAAACATCCCCAAGAATCCAGCAAACATATTACCGAACTCCTGATTCCAATTTTCCATATCTTCTATTGATTCTTTAATGTTTGATTCTTTTTCTCGTTGTTTAATATAAGTTTTCATAGCTGACTTCATCATTCATTACCAAAAACTACACTGCTAACCAGAGCAAGAACGCTACCAAGAATAACACCAACAACCGAGCCAAGCCCCCGAAGCCACGATACCTGTGTCTCAAGCGTAGACTGTCTACGTTCCATTCGTCCAAGATTGTCCTTAATCCATTTAACATCAGTCTTGACCTCGATCAAGTCAGTTTTTAAATTTTCTCGCCAGTCAACCAGTTCTTGTCCGTTCATTACCTACTTCTTCTTCCACGAAAATCCACTTTGTTTTAACAGGGCTTGACACCCATAAATCAATAGAGTTATGAGTATCCCCCAAAATATGTGCGGTGCGTACTGCTTTATTGACATCATTATCATTGCACCCACAACTGCAATCACACACGCAACCATCGGGTCTTTTGTCATCTTGCACTGCCATTTATACGCCCCTTTAAAAACGAAATCCCGTCTGAGACGTCGTTCATCTCTTTGACAATATCCTCTCTATGGCGTGCTGTAATCTCATCTGATCTATTCCATCTATCTATAAGCTTTATACATATGCCCTGCACGTCATCTACCTTCTTAGTTAAGGTTTTTTGCATCCATACTAATTGGCCCACAAATAGTGCAATAATAACACCTATAGCTCCATACTCAGCAAAAACATCTATCACTACTCATACCCTAACTTTAAGTGTAAACATATTGGGCAACGAGTAGGACTATGGTCTGGAGATGTGAGCTGGATACTATGAAGCTCATTCTCTGCCTCCGACAGTTTATAGCTAATTAGCTGAACTTCCTTTTCCATACTATTTACTGTGGTCAGTAACCATCCACACATTCCAATAATAATAAGAGAAGCTCCTGTCAAAACCATCTGAGTTAAATCCATAGTCTTCATTTCATTCCCTTTGTCAATTCGTATACCCTAACATTTAATTTTTCTACTTCCGATTGCAAGATAGCAATTCGTTCCTCAATATACCTGAGTGAGGTATTTTGCACATGGTCAGAACTGATGGGCTTATCCTGCGACTCTGCCATTTTCCCTTCAATGTCTGTAATAGATTTATCATGCCTACCTGCTACATTCTCAAGAAAGCTAATACGATTGCTAAGTTCACTAAATCCCCACACTCCAAGCACAATAGCTGTGAGTACTTGGATAAGGAACGATAGACTGAACGATACACCTGATGACTCCTCAATCTTCGCCATACCTTATTCCTGTCAACGACTTCAGGTAGTTCAGCTTCCTATGTTCATAGCTAGCCATTCTTTGCATCAACCCTTCGAACTCTTCCATAATCTGAATAGTGTTCATATTGATTTCTTGCATGTCCTTAATAGTGTCTCTTGCTAAGTACCAGAAGAAACCAAAGCCCATGCAAAAGGAAATGACGGGAATGACTATATTGCTAATTGTAATTTTCAATTATACTCCACTTCAACGGTATAAGTTACCATACCATTTGTAGGCCACTCCTCTCGTGCAAACTTTCGGTTTGCCGAGAAAGTACCCTGACTGTAAGAATACATCTCATTCCAGTCTCTCGCATTGTGAGGCCACGGAACGTGTAATGTTTTATTCATCACCGTGCCAAACCCCCATGCATTATCCCATTCAAGCAAGTAACCAAAGAGAAAAACAGAATCAACAGCAGAGGTATCCATCTTTGTGAGGGCATACCAGTAGTCCAGTGCGATACTATCTGTTCCGATTGGGTAGATTGTTGCTTGTGTCGCCAATCCGAATGCCGCATCTTTCTGGACATAGCTCGTGTCATGTATCTGCACATAGAGCGTATCGTTGATTTGATGAATCTTATCAACGTAGATTACCTCTGGTTCGCATCCGAGAAGTATGAGCGGTAGAATCCATTTAAGCAGATTTCGCAACTTTGGATTTTTTCTCTTTTTGCGGAGGCGGAATCACCTCACCGTTCTTGGGAGTAGCTTCAGCCTCAACATCTTCCAAAGCCTGCTTATAGCCCATCAACTGATGTTGTTCAGCGGTTATTGCCGCCATCTGTTTAGGAATCTCTGCGAGTCTTTCGTTTACCTGCTCTAGTGTTAGAACCATATCATCTCCTGTGATTTAAGCATTTTCCAATGCGGTTACTTTAGCTGAGAGCTCTTGAACTGCCTTGATGAGTGGCAGAACAAACATTTCTCTTGAAACACTTTGCTCTCCTCCCTTGCGTTCTTTCCACCCTGCAAAATGCTCGCCACTAGCCCCCGCCTTATCCAATGCCGCCTTGACTTCTTGAGCTATCATTCCGTGCATAGTTGTATCGGTGTTGACTTCTGGATATTCTTTACTTCCGTCATCCAGAGTTTTAAACTGTCCCCACTCTTCAGGGTATTCACTTGCCTCTTTCCAGTTATAGGTAACGGTTCTCAGGTCATTAATAAAATCAAGACCAAGACTTGCATCACTTATATTTTTCTTTTTTCTTTCATCAGATGAACGACCCCAGTTTGCATCTGTC